CAAATTGATCACTCATAAATAATCTTGGTTCTTTCATTGTAGGTAATTTAACATATCCAATACCTCTATCAAAATCAATAATTTTAATTAAATATCCATAAGTAGGAACTTTATATTTTATACAATTATGCATATAATAAAAATATTCTTTGGTTGTAGATTGAAACATAATATTATTTCCATGTAAATCATTATGAATAAAACCAAAATTTCTTTGAGCATATGCTAAAGCAAAAATAACTTGAATTAGCCATACATAATGTTTTTGAGGGTCAGGATAAGTAGTAAATAAATCATATAAAGTTCCATCTAATTTTTCCATAATAGTTAATTGGATAGGAACATTTTTAAATAATGCCCATACAAATGAATCATCTTCTTCATCTTCATCTTCTTCATTTTCTTCTTCTAAATCTTCATCTGAAAATGTACTTATAGATTCAATATCAAAAATATAAGATGTAGATATACTTGAAGAAGTATCATCATCTTTAACTTCTATATTTTCATCATTAAAAATAGGTTTAAATTCTTCAGATTTTAAAATAGGTTCACATATTTCTGAAATTTGAATTTCTTCAAAATCATCTAAAGCAATTTCTTCATCTAAGAATTTCAATACATTTTTTGATGATTTAGTTAAATTTAAATTTGATGAATATCCATCTTTAAAATTTAATGTAAATGTTTTACCAATATTTTTAGAAAACCATGGTCTTTCAGATAATTCTTCATAATCATCTGAAATATTTAATTTGAATTCATTTGATATACCTGAAAATACACCAAATACTTTAGGAAAATGTTGACAACCTGATAATGATAATACTGAAGATAATATAGAACCTACATAAGCAGCATTATTATAATTTTGTAATTTAGATTGAGATTTTTGAGCATTTGCGTTTAATAAAGGTAATTCAATAGATTGTAATTCACCTTTCATATATTTATAAGGATTTAGTAGCATAGTAATTTTAGGATGTACATTAAATTCTTCACCTAAAGAATTTTTTAAAATATTATTAGTTATTGATTGTATATTAGAATTAAATTTTATTCCATAATTTACAGGATTATCTAAAATTTCAGTTTTAAATAATTGTTCAATAGGAGGAAAAAAAGGTTGTATTTTATGAATATCAAATACTGAATTAAATTTCAAAGAATATTTTGATATTTGTAAATTTATTGGTTTAATATCTAAAGAATGATGATTTTTTCGTTTCATTTCTTATATTCATTTGTATACTAATAAATAAGGAAAGTTTGCGCACAAAATGAATTTCCAAATTAGGAAATTTGAAATGCAAACTATTGTTGATCGATGCGAAATTGATTCAAGGAAATCACCTATGATAGTATTAATTGGAAAAAAGGATACAGGAAAATCTTTTTTAGTTAAAGATATTTTGGCAAATACTAAAGAATGTTTTCCTGTTGGCACAGTAATTTCAGGAACAGAAGTTGCTAATCCTTTTTTTCAAGAAATGGTTCCATCTAAATTAATTCATGATAAATACAAACCTGATATTGTAATGAATGCTATTAAAAGACAATTAGCTGTAAAACAACAACGTAATAATGAAAAAAAAAGAGGAGGAAATTCTAATGTTGATCCTCGTGCATTTTTAATTTTAGATGATTGTTTATATGATAAATCATGGATTAATGAAGAATCTACTCGTTATATTTTCATGAATGGTCGTCATATTGATATGGTAACTTTAATTACTATGCAATATCCTTTAGGTGTACCACCAAATTTAAGAACAAATATAGATTTTGTTTTCATTTTACGAGAAAATAATATTTCCAATCGTAAAAGAATTTATGATAATTATGCAGGTATGTTTCCAACATTTGATATGTTTTGTCAATTTATGGATCAATGTACAGAAAAATATGAATGCCTTGTTATTGCGAATGGTGTACAATCAAATAAATTAGATGATCAGGTCTTCTGGTATAAAGCTTCTGATCATCCAGGATTTAAATTATGTGATGATTCATTATGGCAAGGTAATCAATCATTTAGTTCAACAATGTTGACAGGAGATGAGTATGATGCTTCAAGATTACAAAAGAAATCTGCTACACCCGTATGGGTAAAGAAGCAGAGTTAAGAGCGTCTATGATGTTTACGACGCTTTGATGTCTTCTTTTTTAAAGATTTACGACGATGAGAACGACCGCCTTTATTTGTAGAAGGGACAAATGGTCTAGCATCAGCACTTAATTTTTTTTCTTCAAGAGCTTTTTCTGCTACTGCTCTTGAAGTTAAAGCACCTTTAATATTCGCTTCTATTTCTTCAACTTTTTTAGGTTGACGCGTATCCATTCTTTTTATTATATTATTCACGAATTCCTCCTTCGGCAGGATGAACAGGTGAATCTTCAAGAACTTTACGAATTTCTGAAAGATCAACTTCACCTTTATCTGCAAGCGCTTGCTTACGTTTAGCATTATCTTTTCTTTGTTCTTCCATCTTTTCTTTCTTACGTTCTTCAAAGAAGATATCTTTGTTTACTTCATTTTCTTTGTATTTACGCATGAGTTCATTCAATTCTTTTTCAGCATATTCAACATCAGGCATAATATGTTCAGAAGGATCCCAAGGTAACCAACATCCAACTTTACCAAGGTAAAGATTATCACGGGGATATTTACGTTGAAGAACTTTGCAGAACATTTGAGCTTCTTCTAGATTTGCAAATACACGACGAATTTTTACGCCGCGTACATTTGTACGGAATTTAACTTTTTCAGTGAATTCCGTATCCAAATCTTTTTCATTCTTTAGAAGGAAAACTTGATATTGTTCCATAATATCAGTTTGTTTAATATCGTCATTATGAATTTTCGTGAATTCTTGCATATCTTTTAGAAGATCGTCAATTTTAAGAGAATATTTCTTTGATAGAAAATCCATGAATTTTTCCATACCTTTAACTTTCCAATCATAATCTAGCCATTGAATAAATTTTTCATTTAAAAAGGCATTTTTTTGTTTAATTACTTTTTCAGGTGAAATAAAAGATACAATTCCATATCGTTGGGTAGGAATTTCCATATCTTCTTCTAGATAATCAATCGTTTTACCTTCATCATCATATACATCAAAGTTTTCTTCGGTCATTTGTTTTTATTATACATAAGATTTATTTATTAAAATTGTTAACGCCGTCCACCTCTAGGTTCTCTCGGAGGAACCCCTAAAGCTTTTTGAATTTGATCTTTTATTGCTCTGGCTAATTCGGGATCTGGTATTTTCTTAAAATCTGCTCCCGCCATAGATTGAACTCTATTCCATATTTGTGTAGGATCGGGAACATCTGATGATTGAGCACCTAAATCTGCTTTAACAGCTTTAGCAACATTATCTGCCGATTGACCTGAGTTTTTTACTTCTTTACTTAGTTGTTTAATTAAATCAGGAATAGATGACGTGGCTGATCCACATCTTACAGTAATTAAAATATATAATCTTACCAAAGCATTTAGAACAGCAAATGTATAAGATAATGCTTGTAAAGCAGGTGATTCGCCAAACTGAGAAAAATATATTTCCATAGCTAAACCACTTAATAAACTTAATACAGCTACGGCCATACTCATATCACTTGAATAAGGTCTATAATACATTAAACTAAATAATAAATAACATACAACTAAAGTATTTAGAATTATAGAACCAATTTGATGAGGAATATAAGTTTGATCAGTATCATTTATATGATGTTCAATATACAAAATTTGTAATGCTAGACCACCACCAATTAAGCATACACCTAATGCTGTAAATACAGAATACATAAAGGTTCCCATCTTTACATTAATAAAAAGAAATTAGCGTTTTTTTGATCCACTCATTAAAGTTTTCATCATTCCTCCAAGTAATTTAGGCATTTCATCTACAGAACAAACACCAAATCCCATAAATACAGCTGTAACTTTAACATATAAATCAATAATTAATAAAATCATTCCTATCCATCCAGCTACTACACTATCTACTTGTTTATCATTCACATCATAATTTGATAAGTATAAAATTATAACTAATAATATAAACATTGCTACTATCATACCTAATTTAAGAGAACCATTTTCAACACTATTTAAGAAATACATAGCACCACCTAATGAAACAACTTGTAAAATATTTCCTGCTAAAACTAAATGATCTCTATTCATATATTGATCATCTGTTAAATTAAATGTATATCTAAATAATCCATAAAAAGTTGAACCAAACGCGAATATAATAATAGTTAAAACTAATACAGCTAGAAAAACATCTTGGCCAGATTTTTGACACGCCATTATATTATTTATTAATTAGACATTAGTATTTGGTTGACACTTACCAATTCCTAAAGTTTGTTGCATCATTATAGGAGCTTTACATCCTATACAAGGACATTTTACATGTTCATGACCAAGAATATGTCCAATTTCATGACTTATCATATATTGTCTATAATCTGCTAAAGATAGTTTAGATTCTGTAGATCCATTAAACCATCTATCTGAATTCAAATAAAGGTATCTTCCACCCAATTCAGCACATGATAAATTTGAAGGTAGTCCGCATTTTTTTTCTATCGTTTCAGGAGAAACTAAGGTAATATAAATATCAGGATTTTCTGAAACAGGTTCAAAAAAATAACCTTTTTTTGACCATCCATCAGGTGAATTTAAATATACCATTAAATAAAAATCAAATTGTCTTTCACCTGCATTATAAATTCGATGTTTTTGAATAACGTCGTCATCAATTTTTGAAAAAAAAGTTTTACGGACCATTCTACTTATCCTTAACTTTTATTCCTTTCTTCATTATAAAATGGAAAAAGGTGCGCCCGCTCAATCTTCTATGATGTCCGATGTTCTAACTCGTCTTGTAAAGTATGCTTTAGAAGGTTTGGCTGTAGCTGTTGCGGCTTATCTTTTACCCGGTAAAGTACTAAAATTATCTGAAATTGCCATGATTGCCTTAGTTGCTCTAAGTACATTTGCTGTTCTTGATATTTATGCTCCTTCTGTGGGCGCTTCTGCTCGCACTGGTGCTGGTTTCGGTATTGGTGCCGGCTTAGTAGGTTTCCCTGCCTAGACACTCAAATTTCCAAACATTAATGAAAGATCAGTTTCTTCTTTATTCCTAAATTCTAATGCATAATCTGCTAACCAAACAAGAGCTTGATTTAATCTAACATAATCGTATAAGCCAAACCATCTATATTTTATATAATCATTCATTAATGATCTTAATACATTTTCAACTAAAGAAGCTTTATCTCTAAACTCTTTACTTGAAATTTCTATATCAACATAACTAAAATCAACAAAATTTAATCTATATTCTTCTAAAATACTATAATGTTCATCATACCATTTAGTAGATCTATTACTAAATCCTGAATCTTCCACTTCTTTAATAATTGTTTTAAGACGTTCATATCTTGAAAACTTTTCTTCTTCCATTTTCTTAAATAAGATTTCAGTTTAAATATAAAAGTCCATTTTTAATTAAATGGAACAAGTAGTAAGATACAATGGTAAATGGTATAAAATTAATTCTTCAAAATATGAATCTGAACATCAAACATTTTCAATTGTAAATTCATTACTTAAAGATAATTTAACATCAGAAGATGCATATATAAAATATTATGAAAATTTACGTTCTGAACATAAATTATTATATCCTGAATTTCATAAATGCAACAAGAATTCTGGATCTCATTAGTAGTTGTATTAGGAATAACTTTATTAATAATTTTCTTATATAAATTTTTATATGGCAATTATCCGGCAAGTAAATTAATTATTACCGATCCCCCAATAGAACATAATGGATTAGAACCTACACAAGCTAAATTTATGTTTTTTTATACTACATGGTGTCCATATTGTACAAGAGCACAGAAACCATGGAGAGATTTCAAAAAACAATTGAAAGATAAACCTATGAAATATGGTAATTATACAATACAATTTGAAGAAATAGATGCTGAAAAAGATAAAAGTAAATCTGCCTTATATAAAATTACTGAATATCCAACATTTAAAATTGAAACACATAAAAAAGTTATTGAAATGAAAGGTGTTCCTGATCCATTAAATTTCAATCAATTTCTTATTAGTGCATTGGGAAATAAATCTTCTACATAATTTTGATCCAATTAAAATCATTTCATTTTTTTCATCTTCAGTAAAATCAGATATACCTGAACCTTTATCATACCATAAATCAATATTATTTGTATATGAATTTTTATAATGTTCATATACACATGATATTTTATATAATTTGTATAAATATTCTAATGGACTTACATTTTTTAAATTAGTGATTTTTTCTTTTGTGTGTATAATTGAAAAACTTAAGGCCATAGATCTATCTTCAGGAGGAACTAAATTTAAAAGAATATTTGTTATAAATCCACCATCAATATAAATATTATTATTAATAATTTGAGGTTGAAATATAAAAGGTAAACAACATGATGCCATAATAGCTTTTAATACAGGAACGTTACCAGTAAATAATGTTGGTGTTCCTTTAGATAAATTTGATGCTGAAATATATAGAGGTACTAAAGCATCACAACATTTCTTAGATTTTATATCTATATTAAATTCATTAAATAATTTAATTAAAATATTTTCAAATTTTGTCATTGAAAAAATACCTTTGTTATTTAATATATCTTGGATCTTTGTAAGATTATTCATATCAACTAGTTTTTTAAAATCTCCTATTTTAGAATAAACTTTTTTTATTTGTTCAGGAGTTATTCCAAATGCTATTGTTGTAGCAATTAAAGAACCAACTGAACATCCATAAATCCCTTTAGAAAAATGTGTATGTAATGTACCCACTTCTTTTTCTAATTCTTCTAATGCACCTATATGCATAATACCTTTTATACCACCGCCACCTAAACATAAAATTTTAAATGCTTCCATTAAATAATATAAGAATAAAATGTTAAGAGCTAGAGACGTATGGGATGAACAAGAAGAACATAAATTAAATAAAATGGCTGCTATGAGGCCTATCATAGCTCAAATTGAAGGAAAAATAAGACAACAAGCAATAGCAAATTCTAATGCTCCTTATATATTAACTGAAGTTCCATCATTTGTTTTTGGGTACCCTTTATTTAATCATAAAGATGCCATACAATATCTTTTAAATGAATTTTTGAAAGCTGGATTTTGGGTATGGAATGTCGAAGAAAAATATCTTTTAATTTCATGGTTAAAACCTGTAAAATCTAGAGATTTAGGTAAACCTATTTTAACAACAAATTATCGTCCTCAAGTATATGATAATATATTTATGAATAATTAGTTAAAGTTCTTGCTGATGGATCTTTTGTTTCAGGTGACCAATTGGGCATCCAATAATGTTTAATTATATTTTCATTATTGGGATAATGTTTTCTAAAAATATCTAAATAATATTCTTTTTCATTGAATGATTTATACCATGGTTTTGAATTAATATTTATTACACCATCACTAAATGCTTCTTTCTTTCTTTGAATAATTTCTTTGGGTAAATAATCAAAAAATGCATGTCTTAATATTTGTTTTTCTATCTGCATATCTGATGATCTAAGAAATCCAATTGGTATATTATTATATACATAATTAACAAGTTCTTTATCTAAAAATGGAGTTCTAGGTTCTAAACCATGTGCAGTCATCGATCTATCACTTCTCAATACATCAAACATATAAATTTCATTTAATAATTTTGTAATTTCTTGTTTAAATTCTATATTTGATGGAGCTTTTTTCATATATAAATATCCACCAAATAATTCATCTGATCCATCGCCATTAAATATAACTTTAAAATCTGTATTTTTTGAAATATATTGTCCTAATAACCAATTACCAATACTTGCTCTTACAGTTGTAATATCATAACTTTCAATATCTCTAATTACATTCTCAATATTATTTGTAAAATCTTCTTCAGTACATATAATTTCATGATGTTTTGTACCTAAATAATCTGCAACTATACGAGCATATTTTAAATCTGGAGAATTTTGAATACCTATACTAAACGTATTTAATTGTTGTTCATATAAATGTTTTGATAAAATAGAACAAATAATACTACTATCTAATCCACCACTTAATAATGCAGCAATAGGTCTATCGCTCAAACATCTTTTCTTTACAGAATCAATTAATAAATTTCTTATTTCATAAACATTTTCATAATATGTATAATTTATTGAGATTGTTGGTGAAGATAAATGAAAATATTTATGATATAAAATAGGTTTATTAGGTATAATTTCCATAATTGTTCCAGGATATACCCAATCTACACTTTTTAAATTTACTAAAGGTTTTAATTCACTTGATAAATAAAATACTGAATTTTCATTTGAAATAAATAATGGTCTTATTCCAAAAGGATCTCTTGAAACATATAAAGTATTCGTTTCAATATTATAAGCAATCATTGCAAATACACCATCAATTTTTGAAGGAATATCTTTCCAATCATAATTTTCAAATAAATAAGGTAATATCCAACAATCACTTGAATTAGGTGGAGGAATTAAATTTAAATTATTTTCTAATTTCTTATGATTAAATATTTCACCATTACATAAAACATACCATTTTCCTGATATTAATGGTTGACTTCCATATCCATTAATTCTTAAATGACTAAATTCAAATAATATATTTTTTAATAAAGTTAATGTATAATTATCAGGACCACGATGTTGTAATTTCTTTAAACTATTTGAAAGATCTACAATTTGTTGATTATGAAAACAAGCAAAAATTCCACACATTTCTTTTTTTTAGTATACTAATATGTAAGTAAGAACTATGCGCATAAATTTTAAAGATTCAATATATGTTTCCCTGAATGCTGCTGTATTAGCTATTGTATATACAGTTTTTGGTGCTTTAATATCTTTTGTATTTTATCATTTATTTGATGAAGCTAACGATACTTGGAAAAAACGTTCTTTGTTATTTCAAGTTTCAGATGTAACATTTGAAATTATAGTTATTGCAGTAATGGCATTTTGGAGTGCTCAATTAATTGAAATATCACCACCTGTTTTTCCTGTACGTAAAGAATTAGATTTATTAGTTGATGGATATATTTCAGGAATATTTTTTATTTTTGCGATATTTTTATTTTTGGATGATTTAACTGCAAAACTTAAATATTTATATGAGAGCTTATTAGGTAAACATTTTACTATATTAATGCCTCAACATGGTTCAATTGTTGATTTATCTCTTTCTTATGAACCTTTGTCTAAAACGGATATTGAAAAGTAGGATAATTAATTCTTCTTAAAAAATGTGTGAACATTTAAGAAAAATAATTTTAGATGGTGAAGAAGTTTGTTCTGATTGTGGAGAAATTGGATCAAGATATATTGATGAAACATCAGAATGGAATAATTATGATGATAATAAAGAGGATAAATCAAGAATTGGATTTACAACTTCTGATTTATTACCTAATTCATCATACGGATCAATTATGTCTTTTAAAGGAATATCTTCAAATAATCATGAACTTAAAGCTTTACAAAGATTATCTACATGGTCATCAAATAATGAAAGATCATGGATAACTATATTTGAAAATATGAATTCTATATGTCATCGTAATAATTTACCTAAATCTATTTCTTTGGATGCATGTGGATTATATAAAAATTTAGAAGATGCTCAAAAAGTTCGAGGTGAAACAAGAAGAGCTTTAATGGGTGCTACTTTGTATATTGCATGTCGTCAAAATGGTGCTTTAAGAACATATGAAGAAATTTCTGATATGTTTAATGTTAATGTTAGATCTTTATGTAAAGCAGTAGCAAGATTTAAGAAAGAAGATAATTCTGTCTTAGATACTCAATTAGCTTTATCAGAAAGATTATGTGCTTCATTAAAATTAAATGATACACAAAGACAATTAATTATAGATAAATTAAATGAAATTGCTTTGAAATCAGAAGATGAATTTGAAAATTCTCCTAAAACTATTGTTGCTGGTGTTGTAGCATTTATTATGGGTTTAAAATCTAAAACTGAAATGAAACAAGTTTCGGAAGCTTCAGGTGTTTCAGCATTAAGTATATATAAATTAGTTGGAAAAATTTAAGATTAAGAAGTAAATGGCATTTCCATCAACAAATTTATTTTTATCTACTGTTTTACAAGCTTATACTGGAATTACTACTGGAAGTATGAATAATCTTAGAGGACTAACTTATTATAATTCAACATCTCCATTTACCTCTAGTATAATCCCCCCAATCGGTGGACTTTTTCCATTAAGTTTGTTATTTGGAAAGTATAGTTTAAACCCTGCGCCAACTACAGTTGAATATACCTCTGGCAATCCAACTCCTCCTGTTGGCAGACCTCCGCCTACTCGATTTGACATTACTTTGATAAGTGGTGGCGGCGGTGGTGGTGGTGGTGGTGGCGGTTATGGTTGTGACGGACTAGGTAATGTAAATGCTGGAGGGGGCGGCGGCGGCGGCGGTAGCTCTGGAGTAGTTGTTACACAATTAAATACTCCATATTCGCCAGGAAAATCAATATTAGTTATTTATGGTGTAGGAGGCGCTGGTGGAAATGGTGGTGGATTTTCAAATTGCACATCTAACGATGGAGGTGATGGTGGCGCAGGAATAGTAGGTGGAGGTACGATAGTTTCATACGGGGATGTAGTATTGTCACTAGCTATAGGAGGAAACCCAGGAAGTGGAGGAGGTCATGCTGGTTTCAGAGGTTCAGCTAGTAGCCCAGGAGGAGGTGGCAGTGGTGGAGCTTCAAGTGGTAGCGATAGTAATGCTGGAACAAGCGGAAGTGGAGGTGGTGGGCCAGGTGGTGGCGGTTCTGGTGTTGCTGGGATAGGTGGTTCTGGGTTTTCATCAGTAAATGGAGGTAATGGCGGTGCAGGAGGATCCGGAAATAGAAGTGCCGGAAGTGGTGGAAGTCCTGGAGCAAATGGTAAAGTAATAATCACATGGCATTATGTCTGAAGTTTCTTAATTTGTTCATTCTGTTCTTTAATTGCTTCAATAAGTAATCCAACAATACTTCCATATGATACAGATTTCATTCCATCTTCGCCAGTATGTACAACTTCAGGAAGAACTTCTTCAACTTCTTGAGCAATTACACCAACTTTTCTTTCTTTTTCATTTTTTCTTGTATAATAAACACCGTGCATTCTAAGAACTTTTTCTAATGCTGAATCAATATCTTTAATATTTTCTTTTAATCTAATATCAGATGTTGCAATTAAATCATTTGCACTTATATTACCATCTGTTCTTATATTTCCAAATGAACTAATTCCTCTTGCTGTAGCTTGTACTGAAGGTGATCCAACTGTTAATGAACCTGCAACTAATAATCCACCAGTCCCACCGGGTAAATTAGTTGATCCTATTGATACACCATTAGCTGCAGGATTAGTAGATAAAATAATATTACCACTCGCATTTAAATCTTGTATTGTTGTAGTTCCATTAACTTGTAAATTTCCTGTAACTATTTCATTTCCAGTAACAACTAAAGCAGGAAATTGTGATTGTGTCGTAATAGTTTCAACTACTAAATAACCATTTGTTCCAGGAAAACCATATACAGAATTATATTTATTTGTATAAGGATATATTGAATTTTGATAATTTATTATTGTTCCATTAGGACCTGTAGATGAACCATTGCCACCAATACCATATATTCCACCACCACCACCATATAAACCTCCACCACCACCACCACCTATTAATTGTCCACCAGTACTTCCAGATCCACCATTATACAAAGAACCTGAAAAAGCATAAGTATATGTTTGAGTTTGTACTGTTCCTAAATTTGTATTTTGAGGTACATTAAATGGTGCATTAATTTGAACTTGTCCACTAGTTGAATAATTTGAAGGAACATATAATCCAGTTGAACCAGCTGTACCAGTAAATCCTGCAATTCTACCAAACTGAAACATATCAGATTGAACTAGAATATTTAAACCTTGGTCATCAGTAAAATAATCATTTGAAAGTTGAATTTGGGCAGTTGATCCTAATGTAAAACTTAATGATCCATTAATATTTATAGTTGGAACACTTCCACTAAAACCATTTGAATTTGTTAATTGTGTAATATTTCCATTAATTGTAGGGCTTAATACATTTGATGGATTATATATAGAAGCGGCATTTCCAGTAATTCCTGCTGTTAATCCTGATAATGTTGAATATGAAGGTAAAATAACATTTTGAATATTTGAATAAATATTTGTATTTGTTGTATTAAATAATGAATTATTAACTTGAATAGAATGTTGTGGATTTGTTATTTGAAATATAGTTCCCATAGGATATTGTAAAATATCAAAATCTCCTACACCAGTTGATGATATAAAAGGTTTAGAAGCTGTTATAGTTGAATACGTATATAAATTTAAAGATATTCCTGTAATAGAAGTTTGTTGTCCTGAAAAAGTAGCATTAGTTAAAGTTATTCCAGTAATACCTAAATTAAAACTTCTAGGTATATTAAATTCTTGATAATATAATCCACCTTTTCCTCCTCCCGAAGATGTAGCATCTTTTCCATTTCCACCATTCAAAGAAGTTGATCCACCACCGCCTCCACCTACAATAGCAGTTAGTCCATTATAAGTTATAAATAATGCATCTCCACCTTTAAATACACCAGTTCCACCTCCTGCATAAAACCATGATAAAGTTGTACCACTAGGTATAGGAAACTCAATTTCTTGAGCTGCTAATGCATTAGGACCTGTTCCACCTTGTCCCCAACCATAAACTTTATATGATGTTCCAGTAGTTGATGCTAAAAATATTGTTCCTGTAGGACCTGTTGATGAAGTAAATAAAGACGCATAAGTAGTTCCACTGAATGTAATTTGTGTTTGTCCTTGGATATCTAAAGTAGGTTCAGGATATGCAGGTAAAGGATATGTTTGTATATTTTTATTAATACTTACTCGTTGATGTTGTGTATCAGATACTAAAGTAGGAATAGTTGAATTAGGTTTTGTTATTATTAATGGTACACCACTATCTGCGAATGTTCCTGATTGAATATATGTTGCTGTAGATGTAGTTGTAGATCGAATTATTGATCCAGCATTATCATTAACAATTGTTGTAGGTGTAAATAATTGAGTTCCATCAAATGATAATTTAGAAGATGATGTTAATCCTGAAGAATTAAAATATACAATTTGTCCTGTTGGACCAGAATATGAAATACTAGTACCACCCCCTGAACCTGGTGGTCCCGACGGACCAGTAGCACCTGTTAAACCTGGTATACCTTGTAATCCTCGAAGTCCGGTAGGACCAGTAACTGATATACCAGTATCTCCTTTAGGACCTGTAACTCCAGAAGGTCCAATAGGGCCAGTAGGACCAATAGAGCCAGTAGGACCAATAGAGCCAGTAGGACCTGAAACTCCAGCAGGTCCAGTAGGACCTGAACCAGTTCCACCACCACCTTGAACAGGTGGCCATAAATTTTTATAATAAATATTTTCTACAACTTGAATTGGACTTCCTAAATTTTTGGTAGTAACTGTATCATCATTAAAAATATTTGTTGTATATAATCCGATTACCTTTTTTGTAGATGTTCCAATAAAAGATGATGTTATAGTACTTTGATTAGCAATATTATTTGAACTAATATTATTTATAGGATTCGCCGTTGTGCCAATTGTATCACTTAAAATATTTGAAGTATTTTGAATATTTGTAGAATATAATGTTTTAATAGGTGATGTTACACTTCCTAAATTTGTACTAAAAACTGTTCCTGAATTATTTATTGTTTGTGAATTTATAATTGTAGAAAAACTATCTTTTATAGGAAATTGTGATGTTCCTAATTCATTAGCATATATAATATCAAGATTTCCAATATCAGTTTTAACTTCGTATCCTGAAACTCCCATTTCAATTTTAGGTAAAATTAATTGATCTAATAAATTTGTTCCATCCAAATTTGAAAATGGATTCGACATTCTTCTTGTTATTATTAATAATAAAGACATGGATTCATTAAATTCCACATTATTCGACAAAACGTCTAAAACGTTAAGTCAACAATATACTTTGTTCCCTATACCTCAAAATGAACAAGACCTCTATAAATTCTATAAGAAAGCAGTTGCTTCATTTTGGACAACTGAAGAAATTGATTTCTCTAAAGATAAAGAAGATTGGGAAAAATTGTCTAAAGATGAAAAATATTTCATTACAAATGTATTAGCATTCTTTGCTGGATCAGATGGAATAGTTCAAGAAAATCTTGTTTCTAGATTTCAACAAGATATTCAATCACCTATTGCAAGATTATTTTATGGATTTCAAAATGCTATGGAAGGTATTCATTCAGAAACTTATTCTTTATTAATTGATCAATATGTTAAAGACCCTGAAGAAAAATCTAAATTGTTTGGAGCAATTGATCAAATTCCTTGTATTCGTCAAAAAGCTTTATGGGCTTTAAAATGGATTACAGAAACTGAATCTTATCCTATGCGTTTAGTTGCATTTGCGTGCGTTGAAGGTATTTTCTTTAGTGGTTCATTTTGTGCAATTTATTGGTTGAAAAAACGTGGTCTATTACCTGGCTTAACATTCTCAAATGAACTTATATCAAGAGATGAAGCTTTACATACTGAATTTGCTATTGCTATTTATCATAAACTTCAACCCTTAGATCCTGTAGTAATTCGTAATATTATTACAGAAGCTGTATTATATGAATCTACATTTATATGTGATTCATTACCTTGTTCACTAATAGGTATGAATTCAAAAGATATGACTAATTATATACAATTTGTTGCTGATAGATTAGCTGTACAATTAGGTATACCTAAAATTTATAATGTTTCAAATCCATTTGATTTTATGGAATTAATTTCATTAGAAGGTAAAACAAATTTCTTTGAAAAGAAAGTTGGTGAATATTCTAAACCCGGTGTTGGATTATCAAGTGAAGATATGAAAATTAAATTTGATGAAGAATTTTAACCTTGCATATATTGACTTGGTACTACTCTAGATTTTAATTGTATTCCAGTTTTTAGATTTATAGGTGTAAATGTTTTAGGTCTAGTATTTTTATTTACAATAGAAGGTAGGAAATCAGTTAGAGCAGTAGTTATTGGTACAGGAGAATATAAGTGTGTTATTAATTTAGGACCACCAGTAACTTGACGTTTTTGTATAGCACTAAATTTTTGTTTTTGTATGAATTGAGAAGCATCAGGAGTAGGCATTTCTTTACGTTTAAACATAGAATGTTTATTCTCATATAAAAAGAAAATGACGACTACGTTAAATTTATCTGTACTTGTATTAGCTACTATGGTTGCAGTTCTTGCTGGTATGGTAGGTTACATGTACTGGCAACAAAATAAAGTAATTCAAGCTGTTTCTCAATTATCTGGGTTTGTAGCTTCTCAATTTATTAAACAACCTGATCTTGAAGTTGAAGAAGAACAATCTGAAGAAGATGATCGCGAATCTGTAGAAGAAACTGCTACTGCTAAAGAAGAAGAAACTAGTCCTAAAGAAGATAAACCTACTGAAATTGTTACTGATATTGATGATTTACAAGGTAAAACTGCTGTTCAATTAAAAGAACTTCTATCTAAAAAAGGTATTCCTTATGGAAAAAGAGATTCTAAATCTGTTCTTTTACAACTTTTAAAAGCATCTTCTTAAATTAATAAGGATGGAAAAATTAAATAAATTATCTCATAATCAAGAACATATTCTTGTATTTGATTGTGAGTTTTGGCATGTATTTGATAAAATAGAAAATGTTTATTATTTACCAAATCGCGATTTCTTTTTTTTACCAAGAGAAATAGCAGGATTTTTATTATCAAAAGATAATTCAGGAAATTGGAAAATACATAATAAATTTTTTGTTACCCTGGATTGTCCTCTAAAAGATATTGCTTTACCTATTTCAAAATTCTCAACTGTTACATTAGAAAGTGCAATAAAATTAGATGAAATTCAAGAAAATATTGGTATGGATTGGGTAGATGCACATGAAAGTATTTTAGATTCATCACAAAAGAAATTACTTTTACAAGCTTTGAAAATTTATAAAAATGATCCTCAAATAAAAAAAGTACATCAACCTCTATCATGGATAAATAAATTTATGAAATTGTATTCACAATCAACAATTATTGTTAAAGGACATGAAGATATTAATGCCTTGAAAAATTTATGTACAATAAAAAATTTTGAATATAAAGATCCTCCATTTATTGTAGATATTGCATTATGGAATAAAAAATCTAAG